CCGAAACAACCTTCGAGTACTAATCTATGAGTCTTACTTTCAGCAGACTTTAGAGTACCAGTAAATCCATGACGGAATTCACAATGTTCAAGTTTATGCATAATAGTCGTTAAAGACTTTGCTTGAAAGGTATGAGCTTCATCGCCCATGACACAACCAAATTGACCAAACCAATCCTTATCTTGTTTCACTAAAGATTGCCATGTAGATATAACAATAGGTGCTTTCGTATTCTTATCAACACCACCTTGTATTTTATAGATATCATTTTCATCACAACCGTAATCAACAAAGTCACCAGCCATCTGATGTACCAAAGAAATGGTAGGAACAATAATTAATGTTCTTAATCCAAAGGTTTGATAGTAATGTTGTTGTATTAGGTAAATAATTAAAGACTTACCAGATGATGTCGGTGATAGAGATAAAGATCTACGGTTACGCAGAGCGTTATTGATATACTCGATTTGGTAGTCTCTTGGTTTAAACTTACACTTAATTTCTTCAGCCAACTCTTCAACATAGCCATCTTCAATATTCTCCTGTTCTGCTATTGACGCTGGTGCCTCTAAAATGTAATCTCTTTGTTCACAAAACTTTTTTAGATGCGGATATAGACCAACATACAATACAGGACGCATTGCTTGAAACAACCGAATGGTTCCATCCCATACTCTTGCTTTGTATTTTGGGCTGAACTGATAACCTTCTGGTTTAAACGCAAAGAAATCAGACAACTCTGTTTTTAATCCAGCATCCGCTTTAATGCGCATATATACTGAATCAATTAATTCTACTTCTATTCTTTCACTCATAATTTTATTGCCAATAATAAAAGTATTGCGATTAATAATACATTAGTGAAAAAGATACCTATTGCTAATATTGTATGGTACCAAATCCATCTTGTCTTATATGCGTTTTCAATTGTTAGTTCTTGAGGGTCAACATCGTCCTTCATCATGTCTATGACAAGAGTTTCCTGTTGCTGAACTTCAGGCTTTCTCCAAAACTTTGTAAACCAATCCATTAATAATCTCCAGACTGAAACTTAAGTATGTCAATCATGTTCTTAACGATGAAGTTTCTACTGTGTATTGTTTTAATAATATCTTCGAGGTAGTTTGCGTTTGCCGTATGGAAATCAATTGTAAGACTTAATTTAATAACATCTTTGTCTGCTTGAATATGTTTATCCAAATCGTTTCTTATTACCTTTCTTTGAAACGGCTTCCATCCTTTTTCTCTTAGATCTTCTTCGGCCATAGAACCATCGTACCAATTACGTTTGTCCATTTCCAATTCTTTATATTCTGCCTTTAACTTTTTAACACGCAAGACTTCCCTATAATAAAGATTATAGTACTTACTGTGTAATGATGGGATTCTTTTACTTTCACCTAGGAGGTTGGTTTCATCTATTGGCGAGTCAGCTGCCCATATTGCTGCTATATCATTCGTATCCATAATCTATTCCATAAACTTTAAATTCATTACAATTATAACAGGTTTCGCTGTGAATGTCAATGGTTATTTACACAAAGGACTTTGTAAGATTGAATTCTCTTCTCCAACTCCACGTCTTGCTACTGTATAACCAAGATCACAGTATTTACGAATCGTATCGTCTACCGTCTCTTTTGGTGTTAAGATGTTTGTTTCAAATTCAATCCATGAAGGCCAACGTTCTTTCTTATTGGATTCAAGAAAAGGAAGAAAGGAATTTAATATAAAACAATCTCCGCCTTCTGTATCTATCTTTAATATAGTAAGTGTATCAACATCGTGCTGATCAAAGATATCACCTAAAGGTATTGTGTCAACCTCAACTGTTTCTACAACTGATTGAAGATTATTCTTTTTGTGTTGATAGTGATAGTCACCCATTGAATTGCACCCACGAATCCAAAGAGGCATATTGTGTTTCTGAATTGTCTCAAGAGGAATATAATAAACCTTATCACGACCTACTTTTCCATCAAAAGAAATCGCAGAATTGATTTTCTTAACGTTTGGTTTGTTTGGTAGTCGATCTAAATAGAACTTGATTGGTTCAATGCATAGACCAATACAATTATCAGTTGCGTCTTGTGTAAGGGTATCAAAATCAGATGTACCCACTTCAATAAAATCATAATTCATAATAAAAGGTTTATCTTATAGTTGTTCCATCGTAAAGGTATCGTATCTCCAGGTAACTGTCGTTGTTGCATATGCCACGTCAGTAACATTAACATCAAGAGAAACGCCACCCAAAGAGGTTGGGAAGCAATTCTTAAATACGAATCTTATGTTTGGATTTTTGTGAGAGTTGGTAATGGTCGCAATGATATCGGATTCATGACCTCTGATCTCGGCGAAGTTTTTGTTTTGGTTCGAGGATTCTGGAGAAGCATAGCCTTCTAACCAATTGAGAATTTCTTTATAGTTATTCATATTCTCATCGAGGATCATGGTAGTCGTCAACTCACCGTACTCAATACGATCCCCGTATTCGTACATGTTTGCTAAAGGAGTACCTAACGATGTAGCAGTTGCAGTGATATCTGGAATTTGCAGCTTCTGTGTAAAGAATTCTACATTAGGGAGTTTCTCTATACTAATCGTAAAATTAGTTGGAGATAAGTAATTGTTAATAATTTCTGGCATCGGCTCAATCCTATTTGTATATTTCTATTTATTAGAATTGAGTCGGCAAGAATTATTCGTTGGTGATGTATACCATGAATGCACAACACTGATTCCAATTACCTTCGTTTAACCATCGGTCATTGTAGGCTAAGGCTTCGTGTTTCTTATCCATCCATCGTACTTTTTTGAATTGCGGCAATAACGTATCTCTGACCTTCATCCATTGTTTTGCAGCTCCACCATAACAGCTTAAGTGAAACTCTACTGCCATGTGTTTAACATTTGTTTTTAGATATTCCATATTGATGTCATTGAATATACCATACTCTCCACCTTCACAATCAATTTTGAGGTAATCAATTTTTGGTATATTATAATCAACCACAAGATCGAGAAAAGACATTCTTTTAAACTCTCGATATTCTGAAAAGACATTGTTAAAATGGTTTGACGTTGATCCTATGCCTGCTTCGATAGGAATGACAGGAGTAGTACTGTTGTCAATATAATGATCCGAAATATTTTGGATAAGAGTTTTGAGATGAGGTCTAGAAGGTTCGATAGCAAATATACGAGAAGCTTTACGGTCAAGAGCATGACAGACAAAGAAACCAACACAGGCACCAATATCAACAACCACATCACCTTCTTCAACATCTCTCCACCACTTGTAATCCATTCTGTGAAAGAATTCAATAAATTGCGCGTTAACATCTGGTAGAGGTAACCCGTCTGTTTTTAAATTCAAATTAAGATACTTGTTAGTATCCATTCTTTCGTAATCTTCTTTTCTGCTCATCACCAATGCCTTATTGTATTTGCCATAATAAAGAAACACGTTAAAAAGTTTACACCAACAATAATCGTTCGTAGTAACATAACATAATCGTCATAGGGCTCTGTCTTATCGTCAGAGAAACCACCTAATGAGTATTTCCATATCAATTTAAGTTTATTCATTATTATTTATTCTTTATGTTCGGATGTGTAATCTTCAAGCATGTTCCGTGCATACTTTGCCATCTGCTCGAGTTTAATAACTAAAAGTTCTACATCAGGAATATCTATAGGTCGAATCTTATCGTATATTTTATAACCTTCAAAATGGTTCTCAATCAATGTTTCAAAATCAAAGATTGTTTCAATAGAAGGTTCACATGTGTTTGCACCAATAAAGATAGAAACTTCAACGCCTCTCTCGTCTATGTGCGCTGATGTATCAATTTCTAATTGAGTTGTATTAGTATAACTTTCCATTATATGTTCTCCAAGTCTGTTATGAATTGTTCTTGTGGTGAGGTTGTATGCCAGAAGCTTAATGTCTCAGTAGCGTCGGCAATCTGTTTCTTAAGATTTACAATTTCCTCTTTTGTACAATTTAAGAAACTTAATGCGAGCAATCGGTTTGTGTCACCTCCTAGTGCCGATGTCTCTTGCATTATTTGTTTAACGACCTGTGCTTTATTATTATTCTTAAACACAATACGATCGTCAACATTTGCTTGAACGAACTCCATTTTGACATTAAGCCATCGAACTTGTTCTGTGAATTCATTTACTCTAGCGTTAATTCTCTGCTGTAGGATACCATTGCGGTAGTCACAAAAGTCCTTTACAAGTTGTTTAGCGGACGAGTATTCGCGGAGTTTACCATCAAAATCAATAACTGTTAGGTTTTGAGAGAATGGCTTACTTAGCTTGAATTTGGCAATGAGTTTAGAATCGTTCCATTTAACCGAAGATTGTTTGAGTTTAACATCAAAGTGAAATCCATCTTTATTACATTTGTCTTCGTAAGATACGATATCACCTTCTTCTTCTAACTTATCGAGAACCTTTACATATCCTTCTCGGTCAAAGCCGTATGGTACTTCCGTAATAGATACCGCAGTTTTACCAGAACGTTTAAAGGTACCATACGAAACGTATTTGGTTGGGTCTTCTTCACTTTGTTCAACCTTACCAGTATAATCAGGAAACTTAATTCCTAATGGTGTTTGTATTTTACCATTCTTAATGTATTGTAAACAAGCCTTCTTGAGATCATTAGGGTTATGTGGAAGGATGTTTGTTGCGAATCCTGTAGCAATACCTTTGGTTCCATTTACAAGTACCATAGGGATGATTGGCAAATAGAACGCAGGCGGTTCGTGTTCAGGATCTTCGTGAATAGGACTCAGATCAATATCTTTAACGTACTTACTGAAATTATCGTGAACTCTTGAGTAGACATAACGAGCAGCACCAGCTTCTTGAACAAGTCGAGTACCAAATGATCCTCTACCTTCAATAAGACATATGTTGTTATTCCAAGTGGCTGCCATTAATTGACCTGCACCAGCAGCAGAAGATTCTCCGTGGTTATAACCGTAGTCAGATATAATACCTGAGACAGCTGATACCTTTTTAAAATCCTTCTTGCTATTAACTAACGATGAATAGAGGTAGAACCTTTGAACTGGTTTTAGACCATCAATCATATTAGGAATTGCTCGACTCTCAACGGTATACATTGCGAATGATTTCCATTCGTTAGCAGCTACCTTTGAGATTGGATAGTTATTGCCTTTCAGCTCTTCAGTAAACATTTCTAAATTCATGCGAACATATACTCCTTTCTTAAACTTGAATCTTTTCCGAACATCATCTGAAATACAGAAGCATCATCGACAGTTACTGTATCATACATTGGTTTATTAATAATGACATGATATTCATCTTCTGTTAAAGAACCTAGACCTTTAATGTATCTATGTTTATAACCATCTTTCTTTTTGAACTCTGCAGCATCTTCATAAGTATAGATCCATTTGACTTCAGAACCTTTCGTACTAATCATAATTGGTGTTCTTGTAATTTGAACACGATTCTCTAATAACAGTCGAGGCCAAAATTTGTAAAAGAACGCAATTAACAATGGTGATATATGTCCTATACCGTCATGGTCAGCATCAGTTAATGTGGCAATATATTTGTATGTCATATTGTCTACACTGTCCTGATCGTTGATATCTAGTCCTAGAACCGCTACTAACTCTGATAGTTCTTTGTTCTTTAATACTTCCGCAGGTTTCATATCCCAGGTATTCATAATCACACCTCGAAGTGGAAACGCTCCAACTGTATCAGGATCACGTACCTTTAATAAGAATCCCATTGCCGAATCTCCTTCCACAATTTTCAGAGTAGCATTGTCTTTATTAGCAGAGATATGTTTCGCAACTTTTACCTTGCGAAGTTTCTTTTGTGCTAATGTTGCAGCTCTTCTATCCGCGGCTAGCTTCTTTGCTAGTTGAGCTTCAATAATGGGATCAATTATATCAGGAGTATTTAATATCTTGTTCGCAAGCCACTCAGCATCACGTACCTGACAGATATCTAGGTGTTCCTTAATATTACCAATTGGATTAGTTAGACGTTCTTTTGTTTGAGAATCAAATTTAGGATTCACAAAGTTCCTGGCAAACATAACAAATGTAATACCATTCTTGATCGTTGTCTTTAATACTTCGACCTTATGACGTCTTTTAATTTTGACAGTTAACGAATCAATAATAGTATTCATAAAGTGGTCAACATAAGTACCGCCTTGTCTTGTATTCACACCATTGATAAAACTGTTAGTTCTGAATCCATCTTCCGAAGGAGCAATGAAGTAAGACAGATTGTTTGTCTTCTCCATGATAGTCGTATCAGAAAACATATCAGCATACTTCTTGAAATTATTAATAGCAACCTTCTTTTTATTAAAGGAAAACTGAATCTCAGGAAATGCCATCTGTAAACTTATCAGACGATCTTCAATTAATATGATCGTATCAAGTTGGTCCAATGATTCAACTTCAAACAAATCAAAGTCAGGAACAAAAGATACCTCAGTACCAGTTCCTGCTTTTGAACCTTTCTTGATCTTCATGGTATCAGCGCCGTCTTTACAGTCAAGTTGAATTGACTTTCCGTTAGACCATGTTTTACCAGTGAATGATTTAGATAGGAAGTTGGTTGCAGCTGAACCGACACCGTTAGTACCGATCGTTACTCGTTCGTCATCAAACGAAGTACCTGCATTAACTTTTGTCCAAGCCGCTACAGGTCGTAAGATGTTTGCTTGCATTGCCTCGTCAAAGATCTGGTCTTGAGGAATACCTCGACCGTTATCAGTGACGGTTACTTCGTTGTTATTAATAGATACATTAATCTTGTTAGCAAACTTGAAGTTAGTACGGATTGCTTCATCAATTGAGTTGTCGAGAATCTCGTCTACCA